AAGAATTATATCTGGAACAAGAAAAAGCTGAACAATGCGGTAACGCAAGGCATTATCCAGGGCGAAAAGCTTGATGAAATCGCAAAGCGGGTTGCGGACGGTCTGTGCGGCAGCAATAAAAATCTGATGAAAACCTTTGCCACGACGGCCATGACCGGGGCGCAGAATTCCGGACGGAACATAAGCTATAAAAACGCACAAAAGCTGGGAATCAATTTAAAAAAAGAATGGCTTGCCACGCTTGATATGAGGACACGAAGTTCTCACAGAAAATTAGACGGCAAAAAGGCAGAAATTGACGAACCATTTGAAAGCGAATTCGGGGAAATCATGTACCCGGGTGATCCATCTGCAAACCCGGCGGACGTGTATAACTGCCGCTGTACCATGATCGCTGACCTTGTGGACTACCCGGCAGAGGAATATGAACGTTACGATAATATAGACGGCAAGCCTATTAAAGGCATGTCATATGAGGAATGGGCGGAAGCGAAAGGATATGCCAAAACGTCAAAACCCAAAAACGGCGGCGCTGTAAACATTTATGGCAAAAAAATTATAGTAGATGAACGATTAAAAGAAGAAGTTAAAGAAACTATCGAAAAACTCACAAGTGAATATGATACTCACCTTGAAGAAGTAAAAAGGGGAAACAGGCCATATAGTAGCCTTGCCGCAGGTTCTGTTGATGTAACAGGAACAACAATGTATATTTCTGAAAACACCATAATACCCACACTTCACGAATTTGCACACACAATCGCCAATTCAAGAACTGACAAATTAGGGCTAACAAATAATGAGAATTTCTGGAAAGAAATAAAAAAAGTAAAGCGGCAATATAGAAAAGACGTTGACAAAGAACAAGACGTTAAAAGATATATTAGTTCTTATGAACATAGCAGGAATGGCGACGGAGCAATAGATGAATTCTTTGCAGAAGCGTTTACTCATGCAAAAGCAAAAGAAATGGGGTTGCCACCAGATAGGAGATACGGAACTGATTATACTTATTCAAGTCGAGTTCTTGAGATTGTAGACAAATACTTTAAACGTAACAAAAAACCATAAAAGCGAGGTGACAAACCATGGCAAACGTAAACGGGTTTGAAATTTCAAAGGACAATACAAAAGCATTTATTGAAGCCGCTGAAAACGCAACAGAAAAGATTCTGACGATGATCGGCATGAAAGCCGAGGGCTATGCAAAAAAGCTATGCCCCGTCGGTACGGTTGAAAGCACGGGAATCAAAGGTTACAGGGGCGGTACACTTAGAAACAGTATCACGTATAAGGTAGAATCAGAGGGCGACAAGGGGACAGTCGCCATCGGGAGCAACGTGGAATACGCGCCGTAAGCAGACGTGCGGCTTTATGCAGTAATGCATATCGAATAATCGGGCAAAATCGGGAAAAGCTAAAGCATTTTTATATACTTTCTTCTCCGAATGTGGTATAATACATATAAGGAGGTAGGAACATTATGAAAATGCCAAAAAATAATTTAATAGGTAAAAAATTCGGTAGATTATCTGTAGTAGGAATTGATGACAGAAATACCAGAAAAACATATTATTATTGCGTGTGCGATTGTGGAAACATGAAATCCGTGAGATCGGACGGCTTGACGTCTGGGGCGGTGCAATCGTGCGGTTGCCTTAAAAAAGAACAGGATAGAATCAATTTAACAGCAAATCACAAACACAAAATGAGCCATACAAGAATATATGAAATATGGCAAGGAATGAAAGGCCGGTGCTATAATCCACATGATGCAAGATATGGCAGATACGGCGGCAGAGGTATTACTGTTTGTGACGAATGGAAAGAGGATTTTGCGACGTTCTATGACTGGGCAATAAACAACGGATATTCTGATAAACTTACTATAGATAGAATTGATAACGACAAAGGATATTCCCCGGATAATTGCCGTTGGGCAGATTATGAAACACAATGCAGAAACAGGTCAACAAATATTAAAATCACTATAGGAAATGCGACAAAGACACTTACAGAATGGTGTGAAATATTTGAACTGGATTACAAGGTGATTCATGCAAGATACAAGCGCAACGGCTTTAAGGGAATAGATGACCTATTTAATCCGCCGATCCCGAGGTAATCAGCAGACCGCTGACACCGTAGAGCGTAGAGGGTGTGCGTTATGGAAGCGATAACCCCTCCAAGAGTGTCCGACGGCCTTTAAACAAGGTTGATGATGTACGCCGAACTTATGGGAAACCATAAGAAACAGGGGATAAAAAGCCCTTGTGATAACAAATGACGTGGAATTAGGCACCGGTCCATACTTTGAGCCGCCGCCGAGCTGGGAAACATTCGAAGCGGAACGGGGCGCAGGGATTAAAAAAGGCGGTTACGTTAAAGCACGGAAGTTTTTACGCCCGGCAATCGAAAATCACATTTCCGAATATAAAAAAATTATCGAAAGCGAATTAAAAAACAAGTAGTTAAGTCGGTTATCCTATTTTTTTAGGATAACCGCTTTTTTAACTTAATTTATTGTTGCAATACAAATTTTTTATTGCTATAATTAAATTAGGACTAAAGAAATTGTCTTACCATTGCATGAAAGGAGCTTTGTAATGGCTTTAACACGCTCTATGCTTACGGGCATGGGACTGACCGAAGAACAGGTCGGCGCAATTATCGAAGCACATTCTGAAACTGTAAATGCCCTCAAAGAACAGCGGGACACATACAAACACGATTCGGAACGTGCGGTCGAGTTAGAAAAGGAATTGGAAACGCTGAAATCCGGGGACTGGGAAGCTAAATACAATGAAGTAAACAAGAGTTTCGAACGGTATAAAAAAGACGTCGAAAACAAAGCTAAAGTTGCTAAAACTAAAGAATTATATGTAAAGCTTCTGAAAGAAACCGGGGTAGGGGAACAGTTTATCAGTTCCATCATCGGCGTTACCGATTTAGCGGGCATGACTATCAGTGAAAACGGGGATTTAGAAAACAAAGATAATTTAGTCAATGATGCAAAAGAGCGTTGGTCTGGGTTTATCGTTCAAGATAAAGTCAAGGGTGCCGAAGTACAGACACCGCCGGACAGCGGCATTGATATGACAAAAGAAGCTTTTTTCAAACTTCCGTTAAATGAACAAATGGGTTTTGCTAATAGTCATCCGAACGAAGCGAAAGAATTTTTCAAATAGGAGATGATTATTGATGGCAGTATTCGATAGCAAATATTGGAATGCCGAGGTCTTCGGGAAATACCTTGAGACTATTCCGAGAATTAAGCAGAACGCATTCCTTAAAGCTGGCGTTCTTAGAACAAGAACAGATCTGAAAAATATGCTTGCTGACCAGACGGGCGGCAACTTTATTTCCCTGCCTATGACCGGTCTTATCGGCGGTGAAGCGCTCAACTACGACGGAGACACTGATGTAACGGCAACAGGTCTGGAAACATTCATTCAGTCTATGATCGTTACCGGCAGAATGAAGGCATGGAAAGAGAAGGATTTCACTTTCGATATTACCGGCAAGGACTTCATGGAAGAGATCGGCAGACAAGTTTCTGACTACTGGGACGACGTAGATCAGGCAACTATTCTTTCTATCCTCAAAGGCATTTTTGGCGTTACAACTAACAGCTTCAGCACAAAGCACACACTTGATATTTCCGGTGCATCCGCTGCCGAAGATCAGGTTGTCGGCGCGACTACTTTAAACAATGCGACGCAACAGGCTTTTGGTGCTAATAAAAACATTATCACAATGGCTATCATGCATTCTGCCGTTGCAACTACTCTTGAGAATCTTCAGGTTCTTGAGTATCGCAAGGCGACAGATGCAGACGGTATTCAGAGAACAGTTTCTCTGGCAGACTGGAACGGCAGAACTGTTATGATTGACGATGATGTACCAACCGAAGCGGTTGCAGCTTCCGGCAACGATCCGGCATATACAAAGTACACGACATATCTTATCGGTCGTGACGCTTTTGACTACTGCGATTGCGGCGCAAAGGTGCCTAATGAAACATGGCGTGATCCGAAGACAGACGGCGGCGAAGACTGGCTTATCACACGGCAGCGGAAACTCTTTGCACCCCGTGGCTTTAGCTTTGTAATGCCGTCCACACCAATTGTTTCCCCGACAAATGCACAGCTTGAAACAGCGGCACGGTGGGATATTGTTAAGGATACAAACGGCACAAGCCGTGGTTACTTCCCAAGCGAAGCAATCCCGTTCGCAAGAATTATCAGTAGAGGTTAAACTATGGCAGACGTAAGCACATACAAAGTTTACGGTACACTTCCAACTATCGGCGAAGAACAGGTTAAAAAACTGATTGAGCAATCGGAAAGCGGTGCGCTCCCCGAAGTCACCGCAAACGATAACGGGAAAGTTCTTACCGTTGTCGATGGTGAATGGGACAAAGCTAATTCCGGCGGCGGCGGTGGCGTTCTTATCGTCAATGCAAACGAAGAAACATTTACACTGGATAAGACATGGCAGGACATTCTTGATGCGGATTTCGCCGTAGCAAAAGTTGGTCAAACAATAGAAGGAAATGCTGATGTATCCTTTTTGTTTCTTGATTATATTCGGCTTGATAATGGGATTTACAAAGTTGGATTTTTCAATTCAAGCAATCAAGAGACAATGAACTTTTCCACAGATAGCGCCGATGGCTATCCGGTATTTACTGACGACGGCGAAACTGGCCCAACTGGTCCAGCATAAGAGGGGTGATATAAATGAGCAATGTAAGTAATTACACAGAATACGGACAACTTGGAACGATGGAAACCGAGAAGATCGAAAACCTGAAAGCGGCCGCAGAAGGCGGCGGTGGTGGCGGCGGCTTTGAAGTCGTAAATATCAGCGTAAATGCCGGCACATTCACGAACGACATGACGTATGGAGAAATGAGCGCAGCGTTGTCCGAAGGTATAATTCTTGTCGCAAGACTTGTAGATCAATATGTAAACGGCACTGCGTTTATCGTAAGTAACGCAGGACTCTCTACGAGCATCAACTGCGATATTGGAGGAATGAAGTTAATCATGCGAGCAAGTTCCGGCGACGATAACAACGTATGGAGTTTTGCAGAAGGCTAACCAAAGGAGGCTTGACCGGTGATTGATGCAGTAATGAAACATATCAATAATTATTTTGTAGTGGATTCACACGATGTAGAACTGAACGTCGTGAACGGGTCTGCCGATTTGCCTTTTCTGCAAGAAGGGCAATACTATTTAATCGCCGGATCGGTTTTCAATGATGGGGTGCATAAGTACGGAGAAGGCGGTTTAACGGAAGAAACACCCGTATCCGTGACGGTGTATTCCCTTGCACCTCCGAAGGCATTCTTGGACGTTGTAGACGAAATCACGGCGTATTCTGCAAAAGAACAGAATGCCGATACAACGGGGTACACAAGTGAAAGCTTCGGCGGTTATTCTTACACAAAAGGCACGGGGAGCAATGGTGCCCCTATCGGGTGGAAAGAGGTCTTTTCAAGCAAGCTGAACGATTGGAGAAAACTATGAGTTTAATCGATGTAATGATGACAGATTGTAACATGATGGATAGATCGACAGTATCAGACGGCATGGGCGGTTTTGACTATGTGTGGACAGATGGAGCGGCTTTTTCCGCTGCTATCGTCAAGAACAACAGCATCGAAGCACGGATCGCCGAAAAGGAAGGCGTTACGGAAGTCTATACCGTTACCGTTCCCAAAGGAACAATCTTAAATTTCCATGATGTTTTCAAACGTGTTTCAGACGGTGCGATTTTCCGGGTTACATCTAATATTAGTGACAGCGAGACACCGAGCGTTTCCACATTTCAGGTCGGGCAGGTCACGGCAGAAAGGTGGAATCTTACATGATTGAGGTTGCACAAACGATTCATAGCTTTTTCAGCAGCTTTCAAATCCCGGCTTACCTTGAGGAAAACATTCCAGATGATGCAACACTGCCATACATTACATATTCGTTTTCTGTTCCGGAGTGGAAAGAACAAACGAGCCTGCAAGTTCGTGTTTGGTATGAGGGAAACACTGTAGTTCCTGTTTTTACAAAAGTTGACGAAATTCTAAACGCAGTTGGTACCGGTAAAAGCATTCCCTTTAATACGGGCAGTGTTGTGATATATAAAGACAATCCCACAGTACAATTACAGCCTTATGATTCCCCAGACAGGGATATTAAGGTTGCTTATCTTAATTTAATTTTAGTAGTGAATTGATATTGATAAAGGGGTGAGACAATGAAATTTACTCAAATTCCGACAAACACATTTAAAGAGATTGTGTTGAATGCCGGTATCGTAGTTGATACGTTTGATCCATCTACAAAAGAAATTGGCAACATTATCGGCGCAACTTCCGGCGGTGTGAACTTTACGGCAACACCGACGTATACGGAC